TTCACCGTTAAAGGTCAAAAACTGCTGTCTGAGTACCGACACGCTGTCCTTTGTGAGCATATCGAGTGTGATTTTTTCTTTAAGTTCCATTATTTTTACCTCCGTTATTTAATTTTGTACAAGCAAATCACATTAATTTGCTCGCCGTCTGCAAATGTGTAAGCCGTCTTATCCTGAGTCGAAAACTGTAGCCAAGTGTTATTTTTCGGAATGGCAAATTTAAAGAGCTTGCCAAGGTTTGAAATACCAACACAAAAAAAATTGTCCTCGGAAATACATTTGTACGGCAAATCAATCAGCAGACACATGCTATTGCCGCCAAGAGATACTGCGTTCATTTTGACCGTTGCACTGACGATTACGATGTCACCAATCGTCTTATATGTACAGTTTGCACTTTTGATTTTATCGGTGACGGTTGAATACGGTGTGAGTGTTGATGTACCACTTTCAATATTTGACGAATCGTATTTAGTTGCCAAGGCGGTTTTATCGGCTTTAACAAGTAGAGCGCTGTAAACCGCTCCGCTTGTGAGATAACACGGGCTGTTATTTTTTGGTTCGCTGTCGAACGGCATTGAATCGAGCTTTCGGGCAAGTTTTTTATCTGTTCCTTCTCGTGTATATGCGTCTGAAATGCCGTACCCTGCGAGAGTATTGGCTTTATCAGCTTTTTTTGCAAGATTTGTGTCGACTGTATCAAGCCTTGCCCCAAGTGAATTAGAACCACCTCTTGCCGTGGCTATTTCGGTTTCAAGTGCAATTGCCCCGTCTGTTGCCCGTTCAATCCCCTCGTCCATATGGTTGAGGTTGTCGGCATTGAGGGGCGGAGCAGAGCCGTTCACAAAGACAATTTTATTGTATTTGTTCATTTTCTTTTACTTCCTTTCCTAATCGTTTTTCGCCCTTTGATGTGAGGGCAGTTATAAATCCGTCCATTTTCTTATTGAACACAAATGTTTCGATTGTCGGCAAATCTTCAAACGGAGTTTTAATTGTGTACTTATCGCCTGCCTCAAGCCACCAATACGAAAACAGCTTAATTTTTGTCGGGCGGTATTTATATACATCACCAAAAAAATTAACAGAATTATATTTTGTGCCGATATCACTTGCTGTTGTTCTGCACCTCATCAAAATGTTATCGGAAACATACCAAGAAAAATCGTTACTGTTGCCATACAAAAACGCTTTTTTATCAGCAAATTTAGCACTGTACATACGGATAGGCTCAAGTTCGTAATCTTCAAAGGATAAATCTTTGTACGAATCGATTGTTTCAACGGAAGATTGAGAATACAGCCTTTTAAAACGCATTTTTCCGTCGGCATCTATAACGGCAAAGCTCAAAGTTAACTCTGCATAAGCTTGGATTAAATCTGACAAGGTAATGTCCTTTATAACCTTTTCCACGCAGGTATCGTCAAATTTCAGCGGTACACTAAAAACAGATAAGCTCGGCGGTGAAACCCCTGTAATTGCATAATCTTTGGCAAATTCTGCGATTATTGAATAAAAGCTCTTAAAATTATCGTCTTTTTGATAGTGCGCATAACCATAAGCAAAACTGCCGTCCTCGTTCTCTTTGCCTGCAAACCACAAAGACATATCCACCTTTGACATATCATAAAAAGCGTCATAGGCTGTGATTTTGACGATGTTACGCTGTTTTTTATCTCTTTGAGCCGACTGAATTTTACCGTAGAAAACAGGACATTCAACCGTTCCTGTTTCGGCAGGACAAATAAGAGCATTTGACGGGTACAAATCATCTGACGGATACAGCTCCGGTTCAAGATATGTTGCCGTTATGATGACCTGTACCGTCTTTCCTATCAAAGCCGAGCAATCATAATCAATGAGTTTCACGCTCATTTCAGAGGCTATGCAACCGCCGAATTTCAATTCTTTTTCAACGATTTCATTTTCAAGCGAAAAACTGTCAAGCACGATACTTTCGCCGGTTATATCCTCAAAACTGCCGTCAGGAGAATGCAGGGCAACGGTGTTGTAAAGTGTGTTTGTTTTCAGCTTATCAGCAATTTCTTTAGATACAAGCATTTTTAAGAATCACCCCTTAATACTCAATCAGCTCAACCGTAATCGGCTGATAGGTTATATCACTTTTTTCGGCATTCATTACGGTATATTCAATATCGGGAATATAAAAATAAGAGGTGTAATAGCTGTTCGTTTCATCGTTCCAATAAGTTACCCTGCACTTTCTCTGTAACTTATTCGCCATTGAGAGGTTGATAATCGACTGAAAATCAATCTTTTCGTCAAGATGAAGAATGTGAGTTGAAAACGAAATTTTTGTTTTGTAATTTGGCAGCGTTGCCCTTTGAAGCGTACCGTTCTGATCTCGTTCCGCAGAAGTTTCAAGTCGCTGATTCGGAGTTGACGAAAATGCGGTAATGTACTTATTCGGCATTATGTTGTTGCCGAATTTAAGCAAATAGCCGTTATAATTTGACATATCATTTCCCCCTTTATGCGAATGCGGATTTACCGTTGTGTCTGCGTCTGTAAAGCTCATCCTGTCTTATCATTTCTTCAAAAAGCGTTGAACCCTCAAGCTCGGCAGTAAACGAATAAGTGTTGCCGCCGTTATTGCGAAAGATAATGAACATTTCATAAATGTGTTTAAGCAGGTCAAGAATTTGTGTGAGAATCACTGTATCCTGACCGCCCGAATTGTCGAGCATACCCTGTAACTTGTTAAGAGGGGAAATAACCTCAGGGTTACCGCTGTTAGCGCCTGCGTTATCGCCGACAACCGCAAGTGTCGGAGCCTTAACAATACCGCCTTTTGCAAATTTTCGTGCCGGTGATTCCGTGGGTTCTTCAAATCTCGGAATAAGAGGCGGATTTTCAGGCATTGAAAAGCTCCAATCCTGTCCAAATGCCGCGCCGATAACACCCGCAATTCCGCCGATTGAATTAACAACACCCGAAACGAAATTATAAATGCCCGTCCACAACGCATTTATGCCGTCAATGATAGCGTTTATAATAAACTTAAACACGGCACAAATGCCGTCCCAAATACCTTTGAAGAAGTCGTAGATACCCTGCCATGCTTTTTTCCAATCGCCTGAGAAAACACCTGTAATGAAGTCAATAAGACCGCCGAATGTTTTCTGTATAGAGGTAACCAAGCCACCGATAAATGTAAACACATTATCAAACACCCTTTTTACGGCATTGAAAACATTCTGAAATATAGGTCCCCAAAAACTGACAAGCCAGTTTACAAACGGTGACAGGAAGTTATTCCACACGATTGAAACACAGTCTGCAACCTTGCCGAAGAAGTTTATTGCACCTTCAAAAACAGGCTTCAGCCAGTTTTCCCAAGCTGATTTTACGATTGCTACGATAAAATCCCACGCAGGCTTAATCCATTGATTGTAAACATTCATCAGTGTTGTGCCGATATTGGTAAACATATTGCAGATATTCTGAAAAATCTGCTGTCCGTTGCCGTTCCACCAATTACTGATAATTGTTCCAATATCTCCGAAAATCTGACCGATAAAGTTAAACACATCTGCAAACTGCAATTGTAAATTTTCAAGAAATTCTGTGATTGTTGCACCGTCATTTTCAGTCCATTCAACAAGGCTTTCGGTTGCAGTTGAAAACGCACCCGAAACAACTTCGCCGACTGAGCCCGCAAAGGTTGTAAGGCCGCTTAAAAGATTGAAAATTGATTCTTCCATTTGAGGGCGAACATTGTCAATTGCATTACCTGCAAGTGTACCGAAATTATCAAAAAATGTTGAAAGGTTGTTATAGCCGTTTGTAAGATTGTT